TTTAATGTTAAAAAGCCTACGAATAAAAACCAATGTGTGCCTAATGCAGCAGTCAATACTGCTACAATAGTGCCTCCGATTGCGTTAATCGCATCCATGTATTTCAATGATGTATCATATAATTTCATTCTTTCTTTTCTCCTTTTTAAGCGTATGAGTAAATAAATGTGCCACAAATGTAAGCGTCGTTTACATTATTCTTTAACGAAGTCAAAGTAAAATTACCTTTTGTAACATCGTTAGTTACAGGGTAAAATCTGATTACTAACCCAGCTTCTGCAACAGAGTTTGGTACAGGAATGAACATGTTGCCTTTAGGTTTTTTATCGGCAGGAAATCCCGTCCACATGTACCCCGACGTATTTCCTCCAATTGGAGCATTTACTACACCATTCCAGTTCAGTTCGCAGAGTTTCAATCCGTCGTTATATCGGTATTTCAGTGTGATACCACATGCATTAGTTCCACAAGAGATCCAATCAGACCAGCCAATATACTTATGCTGTATTTTTTCATCCTTAAGAACAAGAATCCATGTATCAATCTGATTTTCAGTGTCAAAATCGAATGCATAGCCGTTGTATGACTGCGCTTCAAGAGGCATATCTACCTTTAACTTTCCAGTCTCTGCCTTGCATCCAACTCCAATTCCTCTGCCATCAGCAGAAAAATCAAGCAGTTTGAACGAAGGAGCGATAGCAGCATAAGATGCAACACCATCTGTAGTGAAGTAATCCTTCACAAGCACTCTGAACGAGTAGGCATTATCCGTATTGAACTTGCCAGCAGATGATATATATACCTTGTTCTCGCCACTGTATGAATCTGTATAAGTTGCAAGAGTAGTCCATGTTTCACCATTTTTGTACTGGATCATGACAGTCTTATCATTTTTATTTGCAACAGGTGCGATTGAAAATGAATAAGTAATCTTAACCGCCGTGCCGTCATCATCAGCCTTGTTAGATGTCACGTTCCAACGCTGTGCAGTGACATTCTTAACAGACGGTGACCACCATGGTGTGACTGCAATATTCTTTGACAATGCAGCCTTCTGACCTCTCGAATCTGTAACCGTTGATTTAAGAACAACTGTACCAGAAGACTTGAGTGGCTGTGTCGTAAAGAAACTGTTAGGACCAGGTATGCTCTGTCCGTCAATCTCGTTTTGGTAGTACGTGATTGTAGCACCATTCTTCGTTGAAGTAGATACATTGCATTTGACTTTCGAAACACCCTGTATAATTGTTGATGCTCCGAATCTTTTTGCGATTGCAGCATCTTCATTTGTGTATGTGATACCTGTAACAGTTGGTCCATAACCTGAGGGAAGTACAACATCCAAGGTACAGTAATTACTACCGATGAATTTACCGGAACGACTGTATGTATCTACTCTGAAACAAATATAGAACTGTGAAGCATTGGGCATCTTACTGATCAGTGAAGTTGGAACTGTCCACTTAAATTCATCATTCCACTGATTATCAGCAATCTGTTCAGTCTTATCATAAAAGCTGTACGTGATTACATGACCAAAATCAGAAGACGCTCTAGGTGTCTTGATTGTCACACTGTTTCCAAAATAAACTGATGCTGGAGAACAGTAAGGCTTAGTCGCTCTAGGAATGACATCGCAGTCAATACCGCCCGAAGCAGATACACTACCTACATAACTGCCCGAAAGAGTTACCTTCAACTCCTGTGAGAATGAGAAATCAAAATGCTTGCTACCGTTGCTATCATGAGGAATCTTGATATTAGTAACTGTCGCAAGTGTCTTTGTTCCACTACCTCCGATAGTCACTCCACCAGACCATATGAGCACGCCATTTGCCCACATAGAGCCATATTTAGTAGCGTTTGAGTTAATATTCCACTTATAGTATTTAGTTAGTGTAGCAGTCCACAAATCATAGTTTCCGTCAACATTGACACTTGTTCGTGTCATTGTCATTGTGACATTACCATTGCCACCACCAAACGATGCACTGCATGTTGCGCTTGTTGCCATCAGTCACCACCTACTTTCTTAAATGTCAATGATCCATCGTGGTTAACAATGAATCCGAAGTTTCCAATCCTTAAAGAACTAGAAACTTCGATGTTTGAGTTATACATTCTGTTGTTAGCAAAATACGCTACTTCATCGTTGTTCTGAAGAATAGAGTATTTGCTGTTTGTCTGTTTTGTCTTGAATTCAGATTCCTGTTTACCTATCTCTATGCCTTCTGCATTGAATCTGATATAAGTGTTCAGCTGAGTCTGATTGTTTGATACTTTATCAGAGAGCGACGTAAAGTCTTCTTTCTTTACAAATCCCATCTGAATGCTTTCCGTTGTCTGCTGAATAGTAGATACAGTAGAAGCAAGGTTTGCACCGTCAGAGGCACTGTAATAATTCTCTGATACTGTCTGTAAGATGGATGTCTTTGTCTGTTCTATAGACGAAGAAGCATTTTTGGTTGCCTGCTGCAGCTGATTGTTCATGTTGTTTATTCTGTTGTCGTAATCATCAATGATTGACTTTAGGTCATTTGCAAGCACTGGGGTGGTCGTTGTATATGTTCCATCATCCCATAATATTTTTGACCTAACCCAGTAATAATGCTTGTCAATGTAGTCATCGGGAACGCTTTTCCACCCGCTACTGCTTGCGTCGGGCATTTTCGTTGCAGAATCTGATAGGTAATACTCCGGAGTGATTGAGCGAATTCCCTGCCCGTCCTCGCCATCGTTGACTCTCACGAGGGTCATGCTAGCCGATGCCTTAACCATATAATTAACCTTCTAGCTGAGCGCTGAATGTTGCCTTGTTTGTGATATCACCTGCACCGATTGTGTATGTCGCACCTGTTGCTACTGCAGTAGTTCCACCATCCTTGTACCACTTGATGGTTCCTAATGCAGATAGAGCAGAGCCAGTTACTTCAATCCCACCCTTATAGACATGAGCAGTTAAAGTTGTAGCAATAGCGGTATTTTTAAAGATTGTTCCACCACTTGAGGTGATCGCCATTGTGATAGCGTCTAAGCCATCCTTCCCATTTGTGCCGTTTGTACCTTTGTAGGAAACTGAATATGATTCAGTATGCTTACCATCCGAATAGTTGACTACCGTCTTAGTCCATAAATACCGACCATTTGCCACACTAGGCACTGTAGTACTCCATGTTCCTGTTGGAGGAGTAGTGCCGCTTGTGCCTGCCTGGTATGTAACTGATGTTGAACTTACAGTAACGCTTGTACCGTTTGAACCATTTGAGCCGTTTGTACCTTTATAAGAAACTGAATAGGCTTCTGTTGATTTGCCGTCAGAGTACTTTACTACTGTCTTAGTCCATAAGAACTGTCCATTTGGCACATTAGGAACTGTTGCACTCCATTCACCTGTTGGCTTAGTAGTTCCACTTGCACCGACCTGGTATGTTACAGAAGTGGAACTTACGGTAACACTTGTACCATTCTGTCCTGTCTGACCCTTGAATGCGATTGAGTAACTGAATGTCTTGTTGATTGTGATATCACCATCAACAACGATAGGGATAGTAATAGTACCACTCTTAGTTAATGCAGATGTTGCAGTAACTGTGATTGTTGGCATTGGTGACTTGCCGTCAGACACTGCTGAGATTCCTGTAGGGCATGTAATAGTTCCTACAGTACATGGAACCTGTTCACTACCACATAATGCCATTACCTGTGTAGTAGTTGTCTGTGTACCGTTTACAGAAGTAGTAGTACCTAAGAATGTATAGTTGTCATTAGTTAATACAACCGAATAACCATCAGTTAAGTCGATAACGTCAATCTGATTGACCGCTTTAATTGCCATAATTTTCCTCCTAAATGTTTAATTCGCAGTTGAATACTGCCTTGAATTTAATATCTTTCGCTGAAATAGTGAACATGAACCCGTTATCATTGAGTCTTGAATCATCTAGCGGGATCTTGCTGAATTCTGTCTCTCCATGTCTTTTAATGAACCACTGCAGATATGCATTATCTCCAAATGTTTCTCTCAATTTTGAAGAGTTATCAATCACAACTCCACCCACATAGATGTTTACTGTGAATATAGTTGCCACGTCACTGTTCTTGAATGTCGTGCCATTTGATGATTCTATGCATAATAGTATGGAATCCTCACCTTTAGCCCCTGTGATGCATACCGGAGTACTGTATGTGACAGTATTGTTGATCGTCGTTGCTGTTCTCTGCCATATATAGAATCCAGGACGCCAAGTCGGTGCAGTCTCTGACCAGCCTGTTTCTGGTGGTGTAGCTCCATTTGTTGAACTAGCATATTCGCAAACAAACTTCTTAACAGAGCCCTGTGCTTCTTTAAGCGCTTCATCAGCCTTATTCTCGACTCTTTCAAACGCTCTAATTTTCACTTCGCCTTTTTCATTCACGTATAGGCTAGGGTTACTTATCTCCCCCTTATCGTCTCTTTCACCTATCTTGATGACTCCAGTTTCGAGATTCAATTCAAACATTTCGCCACTGATGGTCCCTGTGGTAATAGCATTTGCACTAAAATTTCCTTCTAAGTCAAATGCAATCTTCGTGAATGTTTTGCCGCCATCAACACTGTAGCCAAGACCACCACTAGAGAATTTCCACATCTTAGTATCATCACGTAGTGTCGGCGTGTTCATGATAGACCAGCCACTAGGCTGCCCTTCTTCGTTGAAGTCAACTCTGTAGTAGCCGCCATTATGCCCTAGAATGTTCTCACTGTTTGTCTTGAGTGCATTTGTGAGTGTGTTGTACAACCTCTTTACAACTAACTGCGTAGGCGAGTTTGATGTACTCATCACAACTTCACCGTTTGAGCCTTTACAAGTGATGTTGTCTTTCATGCCTGTCAATGTGATTGTGTGTTCACTTAGAATGACATTGTGAAATATACCGTTGTTATCTTCTACTTTGATGATGTCACTTATCTGTAATGACGGATTCCCTCTCCATTCAACAGTCGATGGACTATAAGTTAATCCATTCACTTTCTTGTATATTCCATCAAGAATCTCTTGTGTCATATACGGATTCTCAAATGATATGCCATAGCCGTTGCCACTAATCAATCCATTGCATGACACACTTGTGATCTTCACATCATTGTCGGATGTCAGCTTGAATCCACTCTGAAACTGATTATCCCATTTAACTTTAAAGCCACTGTCTTCAAACCAGTAGCCTATCAGTTTGTTGCTTTCATTCATGCGACCATTTAATCCCATAAGTCCTAGGCAGTAGCCCATGAATGTTTTACATGTAATGTTTTCCTGGTAGCCATTCAATGTAATGCTTGGGATATTGTCAATTGCAGATGTGATATTGCACTGTCTGCATATATCTTGTATTGCTTCTTCTAATAACGCTGGATATTTAATGCCTGGCTCGTATTCTGCATTCATTCTATAGATGCTGTCGTAGCCGCTGACAGTAACAATCTTACTGCCCATGCTGCTTTCTATCTCATCTATATAGAATGTTCCTTTATCTACAAACTCATATTTACCATTCACAAGCAGTCCGCTTTGAATGCTGAATATTCCGTTTTTTAAAGGGATTGCATCGTTGGGCATTTCGAACTCCACGACTGCCTTCGCACTGTTGAGTTCACCAATTGTGACTTTTTCATCAGAATTCGCTATCTCATTCAGTGAAACAGAGATAACTTTATCATCATCCAATAAAGTATCTCCGTTGAATTTCACTCTTGCTTTAATGCTTCTAGAAGGACCAACTATAACATCTTGATATTGTCTGCTTGTGTTAATCATCATTGCCCCTCCTTCTGATTATTTCTCGATAAGGTTGAATGTTATACTATCCCATATCCATTCTTTACTTGCCCTATCATATTTGAATATCTGACAGTTTCTGTCACCGACATAAGCTGTCATTGTTCGTTTTCCAAGTTCCGGATCTAGGTACGTGACAGTAACGAATTCATCCTTAACGGCCTGCAACAGGCGTTCTGCCTTTGACTGCGGAATAGCAGCGAAGGTCAAGATGACTTTCTTCTTGACCCCTGCTCTATCTCGTAGCATATCTCCGTTTTGGTTTCTTCCGCTTCCGTCCTCTCTGTCAACATCACTTAGCTGTACTTCGTATTTGCTAGGGAAACACCCGTAGCCGTTTATTACTAGAATATATTCCACGTTGTCTCCCTCCTTTTAGAATAATAAAGGACTATGTCCTGTCTGTTTGACTTTGCCATTGTGGTATTCGATGACAGACTCACCGATTGCTTTGCCGTTTAGCACGTTCTGTACTGTGATTCTCGTAGTGCCACCAGCATTAGGAGTATTTACACCGCTCATTGCACTTCTTACGGCACTTGCAATACCCTGTACAATCTGATCGTTATTCGCAACAGCAGTTCTGCGACCGATACGACCTACTAATTCCGGTCCGGCTTCTCGAGCAACGAACATCTGACCACTATCCGGAAATCCACCTCGAGCAAAGAAACCGATGTCAAATCCGAAATCACCAATTTTGAATCTCTTTTTATCTGTCTTAAGGTCTAATTTCATAGACTTAGAACCAGGAATCGAACTCATGAATCGGCTAAGAATGTTATCAGCCGATTTTGTGTCTACTTTAAAATCTGCTTTGTGAGATTCGAATTTCTCTTTGCTATGCTTTCCAACCTTGCTTGCTTCGTTGCTGACTTTCAGTGTTCCGTCATTTATCTTTTTGGCTAACTTATCAATATACTGCTGACCTTGCTCAGTACCATTCTTTTGCGCATCTTTCAATTCTTTCTGATAGCGTTTCGCATCTTTACTATTCTTATCGATGCCATACTTATCGAGCATAGCCAGTAATGTATTGTTTTGAGCATTTTTGACTGCCTTTATATCTTCTGACTGCTTCTTAAGGTTGTCATACTGCTTCTTTAACTCAGCCTTATCGGCTTGTGTTAATTCAGCACCTTTTGCTTTTGCAGTAGAAAGCATCTGCTCATAAGTCTTGCCTTGACTGAATGCTTTCTGAGCCAAGTCGCTAAGCAACTGAATTCTTGCCTGTTTGCTTGCTTCCTGTTCTGTCTTACTTAAGGTCTGCCATACTTTTCCGTTTTCATCGCACTTGGCGTTAAGGTCATTGAGGCCGTTCGCCAAAGAACTATATGTATATGTGCCATCTTTCGCTAACACTCCATATTGCTCGACAATAAATGCAGTAGAACTTTCAACAGTTCCATCTGCTGACTGTATTGCAGCGTTGTATTCGTTTAAGCCATCAGTGATACTTGTGACTTTGTCTTTAGCACTGCCTACAGCTTTGCCGTACTTTTCAGTTATTTCTAGCTGCTTTCGATATTCCTCAGTTAAAGAAGCACTTGGTTGTTGTCCGCTTTCCCATGCTTCTTTGAGTTTTCCGAGAAGTTCTTCTTCTCTTTCTTTTGATTTATTGTACTTACCAGTTGCTTCAGTTAACTGTTCCTGTGCTTTGATTCTTTCTTTCTCTGCTTCAATGAACTTTTCACTGTAAGCATCAATGACAGCCTTTCGCTTAAGTGCTTCAATAGTTTCGTTGATTGCATCTTTTTCCTTGCCCCAGTTAGAAATCACACCGTCATGAATCTCGATGTTAGTTCCTAGCTGACTGTTAAGTTGATCAACGAAGAATTGTGCCTGTTTTACACTGCCTGTGATTTTGCCGTTCGCATCTACTATTCCATATAATCTGCCAGCATAATCCTGTGCAACAAGAGCATTTTTTTGTCCTTCTTCTGCGTTTTTTCTTGCTTCTGCATTAGCCTTTTTCCACTCTTGTGCTTGTTCCTTTAAACCATCAGAAAGTCTCTTGGCTGATGATAACGCTCTTTCCTGTGCATCAGAATTATCCTTAACTCTGCTCGTGAATATCGCTAATGCAGCGACTGCGATAGTTATAGCACCAGCGACAGCTACTAACGGATTGGCCGCAAGAAACGCAAACGCACTACCTAACAGTCCTGTTGCAGTTGTTGCTCCACCTTCAGCCACGCTCAATACACCGAGTTTAGTGCCTAATGCAGTAACAGCGGTACTAACTCCACTAAGTATACCGTTAGCATCATTTAATCCTTTGAAGCCAGTGACTAATGTATCGAGTGCCTTATGTGACTTAACAAAATCCTGTACCAAAAGTTCAAGTGCAGAAATTCCTTCTTCTTTGAAAAGTTCAAATACTACCTTCAACTTGCTTACGGTACTGTTCACATCGTTCAAGTCATTGATTACCTTACCCCACTTCATAGAAGCAATAAGTGTTGCTACAGTAGTGGTTAATGCTGCTAATAATGTTTTTGACTGACCGATAGCCTTCAATGCTTTTCCTAATGCACTAATACCGACCAAAATAGTGTTCCCTACTAATTTTCCTAGGGCAACAGTTAATTTTTCTAGGAAAGTGATAAACGGTCTTAAATTCTTAAGAGCAGCACTGACTCCCTTTAAGGCATCTGCTAAAGCACTAACTCCTGTAGGAATAACTTTTTCAATGCCCCATTTTGCTAATGGTAACAGTACATTCTTGAAAGCATCACTTAGATATTTTCCTACAATATCTGAAAGTTCTTTAAAAGCCTTTGATAAACTATAAACGCTCTTTAACGCTGGCTTGAAATCAAGATAGAAAGCAAAATTGCTCAACTGCTCACTAATATCTTCAACGGAATGAAGTAAATTATTTGCGGCATCCCATAGATTCTGAATGATTTTTGTTCCTAGTCCGGCTTCATCCCACGCTTCTCTGAAACGCTTTGCTAGATATCCAACGAAGTCGCATAAGTTCTTAACGATTAGCAGAATTTCACTTACCGTCTTCTTGCCTGTTCCGTTCTGCCATACCTCTCCAAATGATTTGCCTATACTCTTTATAAGTGCAGATAATTCATCCAAAGCAAACTTGAAACTATCCATGACTCCTTTACCATACTTGTTCCAACTATCGGTAACAGGCTTAAATAGTTCCTTTAATCTCTTTTCTATTTCGTCCGTATCTTTCTTTAAGCCTTTTAAGAAATCATATTGTGGCAAATCAATATCACCGATACTGCCACCACCACCGACTCCACCGGATCCTCCTCCACCACCAGAGCCTCCACTATCGGAATCGTTCTTTGGATTGTTGAGAATATTCAGTTCATCAAAGCCTAAAGTCTGAAGTTCTTTCTTTAATTTTTTTACTTTCTTGCTCGTTCCATCTACTGCTGACCCAGCGTTACCAGCGCTATCTGCCATATCATCCATAGCACCAGAGCCTTTTTCTAAGCCACTATAATCAATGGTTGGCAATTTAAACCCGAATAAGCCAGCCACAAAACTAGCAAACTTGTTTAGAAGTTCAACCGCTACCTGTATGTAAGGAATTACTGCCGTAGCAAATACACTCGCAATATTACCAATCGCACGTCTAAGCACATGGAATTGCTGTGTCAAAATACGTACGGCATTACTAGGCGTATTGATTGTACGTGCCATATCATTGAATACATCTACTTTACTTGCGTTATTCATGATAGTGATGTATCGCATGATTGCCTGTGTGTTCTGGTCCCAGGTGCTTACGTTGCCTTGTAAACCATATTTGAGGCCTGTCTGTTTGACCATTGCGACAGACACGTTGTTACCATATTCCTTCAATCCTTTAATCTGTCCGGACATGGCACTCTGTATTTTATCGAAAGCAGTGCTTACATCTACGTTCATTAAGGAACTATAGTCATATGATAACTGTGTTAGGTTCTGCGACATTATCTGTGCTTTGTCACTCGCCACACCAAAGCCTTCAATCATCATATTAAGTGTACCCTGGTACTCCATCCATTTGCCTGGATCGATGCCCATAGCATCACTAACCTTTTGAGCAAATGCGCTGGCACTTTGTGATGCACTGCCCATTGCAACGTTGAACAGGTTTAACTGTTCTATATATTCAGCACTTTCATCGTAAAAGAAACTGAATGCAGAACTTATCGCCAAGAAAGTGGATTTTACGTTTCGTGCTCCACTTACTAAAGAACTGATTGCCGAGAACAGTCCACCTGTATGAGTCTTAGCGCCTCTAGATTTAGAATTATAAGCATCTAAAGACTTGGATGCAGAGGCTACTACACTCGGCATTTTATTAAACACATCAGTCAACTGATTACTGTTCTGTGCAAGTGGTGCCATGGCATTTGAAATCTGATTCATCTGCCCACTGAACTTGCCTAAGTCTGCCTGGTCTAATTTGCTGATGGTTTTAGATATATTTGATAAACTGTTCAAAGTTTTGCCGAGGCCACTATCGCCGATTTTTTCTAAAGGCTTTAATGCTTCAACAAGATTTCTTATTCCTTTAGAAAAAGCGTCAACATTCTTGGTGTTTAAACCATTGACTACCTTGTCAAGTCTTGAAAGAGAGTTCAAAGTAGTTGCAATATTGCCGTCAATCTTAATACCTTGATTTAATCTTTGAAGTGCACCTGTCAACTTATCTATTGAGCTGACTGCTCCATCAACATCACTTTCGAATACTATCGATAATTTATCTATATCAGCCATATAGTCTTAAACCTCCTTCCTTAAAAAATAAGGCTCTCGGTTCGGCTCTAAACTTTATATAGATTAACGAAGTTTCGCATCCACGCTTCTGCCTGGACCTCTGCTTCTTTCTTTAATTCTTCTTCTTGCTTTGCCCCATCAAATTCATAAGGCTTATCAGTATAATTTCTGCACTGTTCCCCTTCCTTACGGCACCATGTATTGAACACAATAGCCGATACGGCATCATAGATATACATTCCATTTATCCAAGCCATCTGATTATCATAATCAAACTTCATTTTCTTGGCTTTCTGATAATATACCGTAAGGTATGGGTCACCATGCCAGTACTGTTCATAGGTCATCCCTAGTGCAAGATAATAGGGAAACCACTCATTCATTACTTTCCTATAATCATTCGTGGACGCATCGGCATCACTTTCGCCTTCTATACTGTCCACTCGATTGCGTTTTTTTCTGGTTCTCCTAGGAATTCAATTGGTTCAGAGAACATTTCTACAAGCACTGCAAATAGATGCTCTTTATTGCCAAGATTTTTTAAAATCTTTTCTCTTGTATCGATATCTGTATCTTGATGATTCATTTCAAATGAATTAATGAATAATTCATAAATCGCATCAAGTGGGTTCTGAGCTGCTTTTTCAATTTCAAAGCCTTCTCCAACCATCTTACCGACAATTTCTCTTGTATAACCTAATTCATAGTCTTTACCTTCATATGCAAATTTAATTGTTGTACTATTCGATTTTTCCATACTTGCTTATCTCCTCTATAAATTATTAAAAAAAGGCGCTGGTTAAAGCGCCTCTAACTTATACGTTATCAGTGCTTTTTGCTCCCCATTCAGGTGCACCTGTAGGTGTGATATATAAGTTAGTTTCTAAGATACTGTTTACTTCGATTGCTGGTAAACCTGTCTTTGATGGCTGACCACTAAAGTAAACAGATTTTGCTAACTTAGGATGCTTGATTTCAAACCATGTAGACTTGCCTGTCTTTGCAGCTTCTTCGTACTTTCCGATTAAGGCATCCCAAACTGTAATGAGTTCCTCTGTTAGGTTTGCTGTGAACGCTAATGCTCCACCTAAGTCCTTTAAGCCTTCAATATAAGTCTTGTACTCTGTTTCCATTAGATCGGTAGATTCTAAAGTTTCGGGGCTTGGATTTAGTTCCGGAACGGACTTGATGTCCGGAATTACAGTGTACCCACCAGTTGGTCTAGTACCCGCTGTCGCTTCAACGGCATATCCTACAGTTACGCCAGCTGTGTTGATTGCTACTCCCATATTTATCCTCCTTAATATTGTGTTTCATTTTCTTTCTTATATCTCATGATTCTTCTTGCTATAGTATCATCAGCGTTAACCATTGGCTGGTTAAGCATTCTGCAATAGCCATGAGTTTTCAATACATTATCAATTGCTAACGATATCGATTTGCATATTTCTTCTTTCTGCTCTCTATCATTAGAATAGATTTCAATGTACTGCGTAATATGAGCAACATTTTCCATCTCGTCAAATGTACTATATCGTTTGTTTACTACGTTGTTCTCTTGAATAATAGATACTGCCGGAAATCTAGGTGGTTCAGAAGATAATTGTTTTCCGATAATATAGATATCACGAAACTGTTTTCTAAGTTCATTTGCAATTTCAGTAAATAATCCATCTTCTTTGTCAATCACTGTTGAAACACCTTCTTTACAATATCAGTAAGTTCTGCCCTCAAAGTCTCGTATGTGCCATGAGCGAATGGTCTAGATGGCATACCTTTTGTCCACTGCCATTCGCCTTCATCACGATAATACCACCCATCATCACCGTGATTATTGACATCATAGTGATACCCGATGGTATCGTGTGGGTGTGGCGAACGTGAGCCAACAATCCCTGTTCCAAACTCAACATATATAGCGTGGTCTGATGCATTGTAAATAGTGACTGTTTTACCTGTGCATTCATATGACACACTATTAATTAAATCGTCCTTAGAATAAGGCATAGGATAGGAATCTATCTCTCTGACCATCACCTCAAAGCCATGCTCACCGAGTTCTTTCATGAGAGCGGCCTGCTTATATTTCAGTGTTTTCTTGTATTCCTTAAGACTAGAGATGGCTTGACTGATACTTTCATCGTTTAGCCTAACCTTTATATTCCTTGATTGCATATCTCTTCTCCCTCTTGCTTACTGCGACTTTTGTCACTACGTAATTGTGGGTCTCTGACGTATCGACGCCAATCCATAATCTAGAATATTCATCAATAGGGCAGCTGGTATCTGTCGTAACCATCTCTCTGTCATAATCAGTATCTTTACCGAATACGTTATAATTCGAATCGCCTTTTGCTGCAGAAAGTGAAATTTTTAATTTTGTCGGCTCAGTATAGCCGCCTATTCTGTTGCCGTATTTATCCGTAGCACTATCTTTTTGGAACAGTGCATAGTAGATTGTGAACTGATCTCTCTTGAAGTTTCTCATTTAGAATACCTTCGCTTTAGGAATAATTTCCTTCAACAATGCAGGCGAAACATCGGCGCTTGCCCATTGTCTTGTTACTGCATTTTCTGTGTGGGTCAGTTCTCCTTCTGCACCGGCTTTTGCAAATAATTCCACTGCAATTCTTATCTGCAGATCCTTGTATCTATTCTCAAGAATATATTCTCCGTTGTCATCAACAGGAAAATCATGATAAGGATAGCGATTTGAGAGGATGATTAACTTAGCACTTTGTAGAAGAACTTCTAATTCATCGTTATTAACATCATCATCTTTTAGTTTGATTTTCAGAATTTCTTCCTGTGTCATATTTATCATCCCCTTTCATATTCACTATTCCACTTCTTTTGCGAACTCTTTTTCAATGAGTTCCATTGCTCTGATTTCTGTAACTTTAATCACATCCCCTACTTTACGTAGGGTCTTTTTGTTTTTTGCGTCATAAAACGCTTTAATCACTTCTACTTTTTTCATTCTCTACCCCTTTCTAGACTGTAGGAATTTCATCCCCCGCAGCGAGTCCGCTAGTTGCACTCTTAACAACCTTTACAATGTAGTTCTGATTTGTTAAAGCGAAAATACCATACTTTCTTAAGAAAACTGTGTTTTCACGCTTGTTAGCATTTTCTGCTGAACGGCTTCCTCTAGTTGAAGATTCGGCTTCTGCACCCTTCTTGTTGAAGTAAGTGACTGCTTCTTTAGTTGCTACTGCAAATTCTCCTTCTTTTGCTAATGCAGATGTATAGATGTTTACACCAGCAACTGTACCGATGTAGCCGCTACGTGCATATGCTTCTACGTACTTTAATAAATCTCCTAGATTCTTACGGATTTCTGCAGTGTCTTTCTTATGAACTAATGCGAAAACGCCTAATCCTGTGATTTCAGTTGATTCACTGATTTTTAAGTCCTTGATAGATGCTACTGCATCAACGAAAGAGTTGAAATCAAACTTGGCAGTTTCTACTTTCTGAGTGGCTTTTGCAAACTCTGCGACAGCCTTCTTCTGAGCAGTGTTGAACATGTCAACTGCCTGGTGTTCTAAGCCTTTATCAACTACTAATGGATCTTCCATCTCATCTTCATCATACCAATCGAATCTGTTCTGTAATGTCTCGATTGTGTATTCTGTTTCAGTGTAGCTGGCTGTGATTGACTTAGTGTTTCCTTCGCCTTTTGCTACTGTTTCCGTACCATCAGTTGCTACATAAGTACGGATTTTTTTCTTCATGCCAGGTTCGCCTGTTAATGAGTTATCAACAGTACAGAACTGCATTAAGTCTAGATATGTCTGGTATTGGTCTTCAAACTTGTTTTCCAATACATAATTAGGATATGGTGTGTTTGCCATATATCTTATTCTCCTTTGCCGTAAATTGACTGATATTCACTAGGATTTTCTTCAGCGAACTTCATCTGTTCCCTTAATGACATTGTGCTTAACTTCTCTTTTGTCATGATATCGTCGTGATTATCGTCTTGTCCTGGCGTTTTTGTATTGTTTAACGCCTCTGCTTTGTATTTCTTGTTTAATTCAGCATTAAAAATCTCTTGCTGCTTGAAAAATGATTTCATATCACCCTCGGCTAAAGCACTAGCCACTTTGTGCGCACTCTCCTCGTTATATCCCATAGATATGAATTTCTTCTCATTTTCCATGATTGATAGTTTTTTTGTGAGATCAGCATTTTGACTGGCCAATTCATCCATCTGTCTCTGAGTTTCTTCTTTATTAATCTCTTCCTGTGATTTATTCGCATTGAGCTGCTTTCTATAGTTGGCTGCTTCCTTTGCGTTTTTATCACTCTTATCTTTCATAGCGTTATATTCTCTGACTGATACAGTAGAATTATCTGCTTCTAACATTTCGATTAAATCTTCGATTGTTGTGTCTTCAGTTAATCTAGCGCCTAAAATTTCTCTTACGTTCATTTTGGTTCTCCTTGCTCTTTAAAGTTTTTCTCTAACTATGTATGTGCTTTTTAAAGTTTTTCTCTAACTGTATATGTGCTCTTTAAAGTTTTTCTCTAACTCAAATATACTTACCTAAATATGCTAACCGGAATTTACAAATGACATCTGCATATTCTGGTCGTTTGTTACTGTCGCTGGGTTATCACCTTGTGGATTGCTCTGTAAATCTTTGCCATCATCATTGATGTCGGCTTTCAATTCTGTGTTATATGCTTTGTCCAGGTACTCTTTGCTATCCACATACACCTGCTGAGGGTCGCTGAATAAGTCAGCAGTCTGAATGGCAACTCTTGGATGGATGCCGAATGTCTTCATATTTAGAAGCCCCTGTGTCTTGACAAGCATGTTTGTGACCTTGTTTCTAGAGAACTTGATATCAATATCTCTTAGTTTGACTTCTTCCTTAACAACCGTATTGCTTCGGTCGAGAATGTTTTTAACGATAGCGAGGAACTTCTTTTCCCCTTCATCAAACATCTCTTCAAGTCGATAAGCATCTTCTTCTGCTTCCTGCCATCCACCACTCAGCATAGATGACTGCCCTGTTGTAGAACCACTCTGTGCTTCTCTAGAAGGCATAGCGCAGATCTGCAGTAACTGGGCATATAAGTAATCACTCAGACTCTGAATTTCATTCTGATTAAGTGATGTTTCAATCGTCTTTACAGATGCTGTAGTTCCGTTTCTGCTTGTTGTGGATAATGCACCGTTCTCTCTAAGTTCGTCGTAGTCTTCCTTATTCATGTCAACGTTATCAAACCAAATGAATGACTGTACATTCTGTGCCAGTCCATTCAGTCTGTCACTTGTGCAAGTGTTGATTGCATTTAACAGGCCGATGGCTCTCTCAAAGCAGCCCATCTTGTCATAATCCTGTCGATATTCAACAATAGGAATTGCTCCGATACCATTTACGCTTTCTTCAACCTCACCGACATGTGTATCTGTGAACTGAAACACCCTGTCGTTCGTGTAGGCCGTATAATGCGTTTCTTCCACGACCCCTTTATCGTTCATATCACGCCAGTATGTGACTGCAAGTAACGGCTCGTGAAAAATGTCGGGACTGTAGATGATGAATGTGTTCATAGGGTCCAGGTTAACAATTCTAAAAGGTGTATAAGCGGTTTTATCCTTCTGAGGAAAAACGCCTCTATATCCCACACCGCATGTTAGAAATGTCTTTGCTAGTTCCTGGTCCTTTGTGTGCTTTCTTTCATCAAAGCACATGCTGTTTAGTTCACCGATGTACCCATCATCCTCATCTGATGTAGTTTCGCTCTTCAACTCCTGTTCAGCCTTCTGAACATATCTGATTGGCGAGCCAAACACGAAAGCCGTCTTGAAATTAACAATCTGTGATGCGTGATTCTCTACTATCTTCTCGTTAATTTCGGGCCTTACAGGTTTCTCTCTATCAAGGATGTCCTGTCTTCCCTTCTCGTACTCGATAAGGTATTTTATATCCTTGCGGTTTAATTCGTGCGTCTGCATCGCATATGTGACTACTTTCTGAACATTATCTCTTGTGATTTCTGATTCACTTGAATAGATTGTCTTTCTACCTCTGTTAATCACCAGCGCTGCCTCCTTCCACACGAATTTCAATTTCTTTCTTGTCTACCTTGCACCAGAGATATAGCGTGCCGCTTGTATCGTCGCTTACTCTGCCTAGTATCTTCTTTTTTCCTCTCTTCAAGCAGAGAGGACAATATATATTCTTTTTCATTGATTTCCTCCCTGTAATGAACAGATATGAGGGATGCCTTGTAGGTGACATAGGGGGTAGGCAAATGAATGCAGGCATCCCTAATATCATTGTATTTTGCAGAGAGAGAAACGGCGCCTTTTAGCACGGTCTTTTGAATATTTCTTTTATCGTTCCATAGCCTCCGTACAGTCTGTCACACAACTGTGACAAGCTGTCGGGCGCATCATCGTGCTCGTTCTTGCCGAGTATCTTGAATGAGAACAGGTTATTCATGAACATCGAATACTCCTTTGAGCGTTTGCCCGGCTCAAGGAAATAGAACTCTCTAATATCGGGAGCATTCTGAAATATACGCACCTCTTTTGCCTTTGTTGTCGGTGCACTGTGTGATGTTATGACGCATTTGTAGCCGAGTCGTTCGAGTTCCTTCTGTACATCTTCGGCATAGCCTTCACCACCATTATTCTTTTCGACATCGCAGTCCTGTACACCCCACGAAGCGATTTTCTTCGCCACTTCCGGCTGTGTTATTCTCTTATCGCCGTTATTGAACACAACGTCTGGTATATATACCGTTCCATCTGCATACTGATAGGCTATTGGAGCGCTCACGTAGTCACCACCACCCCAGGCAGTATCTACCACGGTCAGTCTTCTGATTGGTTCCTCGTTCGGCAGTATTCCGTTATAGAACTTCATATCTCCACCATTGAACAATGCGCCCTCACGTTCTACAGGCTCTCCCTGGTACTGTGCGAACCAGGATGCCATGTCATCGTTTCTCTCGAATGACGCCCTTCTCTGCTGATAGTATTCAGTAGAGAATCCAACGCCATAGTCATAGTCGAAATTGGATTCATCATTCTCATTGAGCGCTGGCAGATTCACGATCTTATACTTTCTTGACTTGAAGTTCGGATCGTTCAATATAAGGTCCTGTCTTAGACCAGCCGGGTCAACAAGCGACCATCTAGTACCTATCCACAACACCTTGCTACCCTGTTTCGCACGTGTGATAAGGTTGTTATCCACTAATTTCCATGTCTTGTACATACGCTCCGGATTGAGTGCTTCTTCAATACCACCGATCAAGTCATCACCGATGAGTACGCCGTTACAGTCACACGAACCATTCAGTGTTCCATAGATAGAGCGACATGTAAGTGTCGGATATCTCTTCTTTCGCTCCAAATCCAATGTGTTCAGCCTAGAGTTCTGATTCACTATGACGGATGCTGGGAAAATCTCACTGTATGTATAGGTCATATTGTCATTGATGATTTCGTTTATACCTTCATAGAACGAATGCGTAATCGTATCAGAGAAACTGCTGTACAGATTCGTCTTCTCTGAATTGATTCCCATGAGCCATGTAAGAAAGAACATGATCAGTGTTGTCTTGCCTACTCGTGGCGGCATCGAAATAAACAATTCCTGTAGATTTCCATCATGGAGGTCCTGCAGATCTTTTACTACGGTTTTCAGTATCTTCATTCGAGGGCGGTAGAACTGCTCATTGACAGGTCTGTTTATCTCGAGATAAAGCATGTAGTCCTCGAACGAATAATGCGCCGTAAACAGGAATGTCTTCTTATACATCTGATACATATTGTATCGCTCCTCAATATCCTTGCTTCTGTTGCTGTTCGCTTCAGCCAGTCTGTGTCTTAAGTCCTTGTTCAGATGTAAAAGCGTATCTTTGTCGTTCGTAGCGTAGCAGTTCAGTACGATGTCATACTTGGCAGTAAGACTGTCAGTACTCTTGTACAGTTTCACTTTTTTCTTATCTATTGCCATATTTCCTCCTTTATCTCTTTTATTGCACAAAAAAAAGAGCCTACACCATATGTGGTGCATGGCTCTAGGCTCTATGCTTATAATATGTTGCTCTGCTCACATTGCACTGCTTGCAGGCATCTGTTATCGATACACCCTGTCTGACCAGGTTATCTACCTCTTCGATTGAGACAGTCGGTCTTCCGATGCTCTTTCCTCTCTTGCGTGCAGCTTTGAGACCTTCAACGGTTCTCTCCACCATCATGTCATGCTCCTGCTGAGCGAGTGATGAGAGCACCTCGAGGATTATGTTGTTTATCATCTCGATGATCCATTCCTGTCCGTCCAGTTCAATCATGGTTGTAGGCATATTAAGTATTCTTATTATAACACCCTTTTCCTGGAAAAACCTAATCTCATCCTTTATGAGCTGCTTATTTCTTCCAAGTCTGTCTAGTGCGTGGATGTATAGTTCATCGCCTTTCTTTATCGTTTCCTTCAACTTGCAGTAGTTCGGTCTGTCGATTCTTGTGCCCGTGTACTTGTCACTGTAAATATAGTCTACATTGTATGAGCGCAGGCTGTCTATCTGTCTGTCGAGAGACTGCTTTCCTGTACTCACTCGTGCGTAGCCGTATTTCATCGCTCATACTTCCCTCTGTTATCTTTTCTGTCGGGCACTTCGTCTAACACAATCGTTCTTTCTGCTCTGTCATTACCGCCTCGGGGTCTGATGATGATGTCATAGTCGAGTTCGTTGCATATGTTGATTAGGATGCTGACCTTTGTGTCGCTCCTTCTAGATATCTCACCTATACTTGCACCACTCTTATATCCTAGTCTGTCAGCAAGTCTTGCAAATGAGCTGTTATTGTCATCAATCATCTTTCTTAAGCATTCTTTTAAATTCATAATATCTACCTCCTAGGCATAGTATATCATTGCTCTCGGCATGTGTCAACAATATTTATTGTATGGTCTTAAAAATAGGCCGTCGGTGGTAGCGGGGTTGAGCACCTTCGGTGTAACCCTCGAAAATAGTGGGCGGGGCGGGGTATTAAAAAATATCATGTCTGAAAAACGAACGATTAAAAGACAATAAAAAATATACAATAAAAATTGTTTATTATCTATTGACACAAACAATATTTAATGTATAATGATGGTGTAATCAATAAATGTTGATTACTTGATAGTTCATTGACAATTAAATAACGTGAAAATCTCAAAAGGAAAAGAGAAACGTATATATACATATTGCTATATATAGTACTGAAAAAGAAAAGAGATTAATCCACAACGTACCAATCTATATATAGATGTACATATTAGAATTAATCTCTTTATATTAGTGCTATATGTTTTGACGAACGAATAGCGACATGATTATATCATATGTTTTTCTTAAGGTAAAACATTATGGATAATTTAGTAAAGTATTATGACCACAACGAATTTTCATTTATTTCTATGGAAAAATTAGAAGAATTAGAAGATGAATATTATATTGAATATTCTACTTTTGAAGATTGCTATATCAATAAAGATACTAGTTATTATGGTTATTGTGATAATGACCTTTTAACTAATGCTACTATAGAAGATGGAGATTATATCTATTGTGAAGATACAGAAGATTATCAACATAGCGATTATACTGTTTATCTAACAGATACAGAAACGTATGTATCAAGGGATTATGACTTTCAAAAATGTGATGAATGCGGCGATTATTTCAGCAGCGATTATGATATGCATTGTAGAAATGGCAATTATTATTGTGATACCTGTTGGGAAGATATGGAACCCGTTATTTATGATTATCATTGTTATCGTGATGGTTATTACCCACGCTCACTAGCACGTGAAAGTCCACTGTTTATGGGTTTTGAATTAGAAGTTGATGATGTACGTTGTGATTGTGAAGATTTAGCCGCTAGCGTTTTAGATAGTGACAGTACAGACGTTTTGCATTGTGAATATGATTGTACTGTAGCGTTTGAGTTTATTAGTCAACCTTGCACACTGGCCTATCACAAGAACCAACATTATAACGATTGGTTTTTGAGTGAACTAGATGGAAAATGTAGTTCACACGACGCCGGAACTTGCGGACTCCATGTGCACGTAAATAAATCATTTTTCGATGATCGCGGTTATAATAGATTGAAAACAATTCTTTTCTTCTTTAAGGATGAATTATTTCAATTTTCACGCCGCCAGCGTTGGGATTATGATTATTCAGATTTTAACGAAAGAATCGCTAAGGAATACGTAACCATCCAAAGGGCTAAAAATTCAAAACACTACGGTCATAGTACCTGGTTTAATGAAAACAATAGTTCTACTTATGAGTTTAGATTTTTCCGTGGTACTCTTAAATACGAAACTTTCATGGCAAGCCTTGAATTAGTTCATAATATTTGTTTAGCCGCAATGAGTAATACAGATGTTATCACATGGGATTCATTGTTAGATGGTGATTATTGTAGAGAATACAGTAACTCACGTGACATTTATTGTGATAGTGAATTAAATCTATCCGTACTAGAAGAAAAAGACAGGGAATATATGGAGGCGCTTGAAAAGTCACTAAAAGAAAACGTATTTATCAATAGAGATTATGTTTCTATCGGTGAAATTGTAGGCGATACAGTTGTTTTCTATTGTCTCTATAATGATGGTGATGAGTTAAAACTAAGAAAGCAAAATTATATTGATTTAACTGATTTATCTGAAAACTTAGAAGATCACGGCTATTACAAATTATGCAGTAGAAAAGAACTTTCTAATCTTTTAGGAGGTGCTTTATAATGTGCATCATTGCGATCAAACCAGCTCATCACAAAATGATAGATGAAAGCATCATAGAAACAATGTTTGATACCAACCCCGATGGCGCGGGTTATATGTATGCTTATAACAATAGAGTACATATCAATAAGGGTTTCATGACATTAAAAGAATTGTTAAATAGTCTTGATAAACTAAAAAAGAAGATTAATATTGATGAAATACCTTTAATCTTACATTTTAGAATTTCTACTAGCGGGAAAACGGATGAGGCGACTTGCCATCCTTTCCCCGTCACTAGTGATTTAAGCGCATTGAGAAAAACTCATGTTATAACTAACTTAGGAATGGCGCATAATGGGATTATTAGTGACTTTGAGGAAAAGAAAAGTATCTATAGCGATACACAATTATTTGTGAATAAATGTGTATCATATCTCTATGATATGAACCCTAAATTCTTACACGATGATAGAACGAAAAAGCTGCTAGAACCTATTATAAATGGTTCACGCCTGGCGTTCTTAGACAGTCACGGCAATATATACCGTTATGGTGATTGGATCGAAAGCGATGGTATCTATTATAGCAATGAGGGCTATATCCCATGGCAAGCAAGATATTATCATTATGATGATACTTATTATAGTAAGTACTATTATGGTGATGATGATTATTATTACTATGGCGATGAGGACCAGGAACTAAAAATTTTAGAGAAATTAGAAGCCTATGAGGAAATAACAAATCATGAAGATATCTGTTATATTCGTACGATGTATGATATAGTAGAAGAAACGGAAAACACGGAAATATATGACGTGATGGGTATGTTTGTAAAGGTTGATCCTATCGCAAGCCGTGCTATTCGTATCGAGGGGGTTGATTAATTGCTTAGATTATTGATTTATTTATGTTTCTTTCCGTTGTGGTTGATATGGTGGTTTATTAAAGCGGTTTTCTTCTTTATGTCATGGTTGGAAATATGCTTACTTAGTTTTAACGGTAAAAGAATTATAAAAAGAAGATGGTAACATCTTCTTTTTTGTCGTTCATAAACATTTAATAAGCGTTCATAAACATTTAATGATTATAAACATTTAATAAGCGTTCATAAACATTTTATGATCATAGGTAAATAAGCAATATAAGCATTCTAAGAGACTTTTATATATAAGTGGTATAAATAATCACAACTATGCAAAACAACGCTTAGAATTGAAATATAGGCTATCTATGTAATGCAGCTCATGCACACAATTCGTACATATAAAACTACAGGGCTTTAAATAGCCCTTTTAAGCGTGTTTAATCATACCGTGATATAATTATCATCTTTCATATAAACGTGTCTTAGAATTGAAATATAGCCTATTTAAGGCTATAGGCGCATGTAATCCATACCATGAGCACATGCAGCCTATACCAATATAAGCATAGAACCACAAAAAAAATCTATACATAAGAAAAATGGAAAAAATACGGCAAAATTTTAGATAGCGTACAACGCCGTCAAAATTTTCACACGTGTGGTGGCAGAATTTTCACGTGCATATGCAAAAAGGTGAGCATAAAACGCTCACCTTTTTTATTTCTCCTCAAAATCTGCATCTATAACAACGGCAGAAATTTCCTTTTCAATCTGTTCAATTGACTTGCTTTCAGAAACCATGTGATGAACCTTCACATCCTGGTTATCTCTATAGCCGAAATTGGATTTCAGCAAAAATACAGAAGCATTTCTATCCATAGTTCCTTGAAGCGCTCCCTGTTCGAGATTATCAGCCATCAGATTAAGCATCTGTGAGAGAAAAATCGTTGTTTCATGATTAGGTCTCTCAGCAATCCATCTATTAACAGTGTCTGGTGAAACTCCAAGGCAGACACATAGGCCTCTCAAGGTAGGAACTCTGTTGTTTTCATCGCAGTAAGTAAGATATTCATAACTTCTGTTCTTGATTACATCAAAATCGTTGATCGTCGCTCTTTTTAACTTGAGCATCTCTCTTGCACGTGCGACAGGCAGCTTGCTTTCGCCCATCTCGTTGTAGTCGAACTTCTTCTTCGCCATTTTTTTTACCTCCAAAATATCGAATTTCTAAAAAAGTATTGACAAAATAAATGACCGATGGTCAGATTCAACCCCTTCCCTTCAAGCATCACATTCACACATCCCCCCCCGGCAAAAAAATCGCACACACACAAGGGGGATGGGTGGTCTGTATATGCCTAACGTGGGAAATGTGAGTTTTTTGACCCCCTTTCCTATACCACCTATATGTTCGAGAACTTCATTACCGATACTCCACATAATGATACTTGGATGGTTACGG